GGTTTCTGCAAGGAGGTGCTGCAGCAACTTCCCATGGAATTCGCCGTGGAGGCACAGAAATTGGTGGGCATCAGCCTCGAGGGCAGCGTTGGTTAAATAATTCATGATTACCATTGACATCTTGCAAAAGACAGCTACAATTACACTATGTTTAAAAAACACCAAGAAAGTATTACCTGTTTGATGGACGCAACTGAGGCCTTGCTGACGGCCCTTGAAAAACATGGCATTGAACCTGAGAGCCTTAGCCGCACTCCGGAGTTCGTGGTATTGGTGCATTTCCTAAAGGCCATAATAGATGGAAAGATGCAAGTGCCCAATCATCTCTCGGACAGAATAGCAGAACTAGCCGACACTTTAGATATTGACAGAATAGCCGGAAGTACGTTACACTAGCATAATTAATAACAGTGGACTTCAGGACATTCACCCCACTCTAAATATTCTGCATGTCATCACAGGAGAAAAGATGGCATATTATTCGACTAAGACATACGATCACAACGAGGGTTTGAGCTGTGCCTTCAGACAGTGGAGGGCCGAGCACTCGCATTGCCGATGGATACACGGTTACTCGCTGGCATTCAAATTGGTGTTTGGTTGCACAACTCTGGACGATCGCAACTGGGTACAGGACTTTGGTGGATTGAAAGATATCAAGGCCTGGTTAAAAGAAAAATTTGATCACACACTTTGTATCGCAGAAGATGATCCTGAATTGCAAACAATCCTGCTGCTGGATGGCCGAATCGCAGACGTAAGAGTTCTGCCAGCAGTGGGCTGTGAGAAATTTGCCGAGTACGTGTTCAACCATGTAAGTAAGATCATAGACCAGGACAGTTCGGGCAGAGTGTGGCTGGATTCTGTGGAGGTCAGAGAACATGGAGCAAACAGTGCCGTATACCAAAGAGATCGAAATAGTACTTAGAAATCCCGAAAAAAAGGAAGATACTTTTTCCTATTTCATCGACGTGGAGTGTACGGATTTCAACATTCGCTGGATCGATGCTTTAAAACACAATCTTAAGAACAACTTTCATCTGGAAAAAAATTATTGTTGGATGGGGTTCGCTGATTCTCCAAGAGACGCTGACTATCTCTGCCAAAAAATCAATGAAGCCATATTTCAGATCAACTGTTTCAACCTACAAAATGAATGGACAGTCCATGGACTGAGCCCATATCCCATCGATGATCATTTCAGCAGAGACAAAATAATAGTAGATGATTTAAAATTGAATCATGGGGCCATGAACCGACTGCACAGATATTTTGAAGAACTTCAGGGCACAGTGGGGGAGCTCAGCCCATATTATAGATTGGCCGATCATGAGACCAAGTGGGCCATAAGGCAGCTGAATGATCTATGCCACGAGTTGGAGAGTTGGGTATTATCTAACAGGAAGAAACACACTGCACCGGAATGGCAGAGACCTTCACAGATAACAACTTTTTTAAACGCTCCCAGATATAATTTACAACAAAAAGATTATGAATTATTTTTAAAAAATCGCTATGACAGAGTGATCGGAGGCGTTTACCTGCATTGGGCCCAGATAGGAAAGACGCACCTGGAAGTGTTTAGAGATGAACAGGGAAAGGACATAGACTCTGTGACGTGCTCTGCTATCACTTGCCTACAGTATTATTCCGGAGAATTTGACGTGGAGTGGGGCAGAGACGTGGTGGACAATGGCACTCACAAATGGCACAGCAAAGAACAATATGAATTCAGAGAATGGCTCAAAAGGAACAACATCAATTATGATGATCCCAAGCTCAGCTTTGGATATATCAAATTGGGGCAGGTCAATCTCCATAAGAGCTTCGGAACCTTGGATTTTCAGGAGATATTAAGCAAGTTATCCTCCCACTTGGACATTTACAAAATTATCGCAGATGGAGTTTGCGGTACTTTTGACTATGTGTGGAGCGATCATAATTACAAGCAGATGCAGATAGATTTCCTACGTCCCGGATACGACTGGAGCAAGAGCAATGCCTAATCACGTGATATGCGTGAAGTGGGGCAACAAGTACATAAGCCAATGTGTCAACATATTAAAAAATATGTGTCGCAGGCATTCCACAGTGCCATTTGAATTCCACTGCCTAACCGAGGATCCGCAGGGACTGGATGCGGAAATCAAAACCATATCGCTGCCATCGCACCCAGGCATCAAGACCTGGTGGAGCAAGCTGTACATGTTCTCTACGGAACTGCCCATCAAGGGCACAATTTTGTACTTTGATCTGGATGTCATTGTTTTCAACAACATTGACAGATTGTTCTCCCATAATAAGGGACAGTTCATGATCATAAGGGATTTCAACAGATGCAGGGTGTCAGATTGGAAGCTCAGCAACTCCAGCGTCATGCGCTGGGAGGCCGGAAAATTAGATTATCTCTGGAGAGAATTCGCCGCCAACCCAGTTAGCGTGATGAGGTCAAACCATGGGGACCAGGACTGGATAACCAAGAGAGCTCACAATGACATCGTGCATTGGCCCGACGAATGGATCAGAAGCTACAAGTGGGAGATGATACCGCGCAATAGCAGACCCATCACAAAGGGCAATAAGAAAGTGTTCGAACACAAACCTTCCATACAGCATGACAACATGGTGGCAGTTTTCCATGGGGAACCAAAACCATCCAATTGCGGCGATCCTTTCGTTATTGACAATTGGCGATAATGTGCTACAATTAACTCATGACGAAACGTCTGGGGTTTTGCTGTAAATGGCTCAACGATAGATCTGAATTTGGAGGCATGAAGGTCAATGCCAAGGACAGGGATCTCAATGGCAGGTCAACTACCATGCGATGGCTGAGGGAGCATCCAGAACAGGCCGAGCAGAGACAGCATGACATCATGAATCACAACGCAGCCGCGGCGGTGCGCATGATAGAGCGAGTTGGACAATTGCCACTCGAGCGCAGGATGGTGCGACTGGGGTCAGAGATGCTGCAGGGCTACACTGAGAAGAACTGGATCCACTGGTGGCAGCGCAGGGAGATACAGGATCATTTGGCCAAAATATTTGCTCCTGTTGGCGAGGCCGCCAGGCGGAATGACGTCAAGATCAGTTTCCATCCCGGACAGTTCTGCGTGCTGGCGTCAGGTAATCCTGACATAGTGGACAGGAGCATATTGGAATTTGAATACCACGTGGACATGGCACGCTGGATGGGCTATGGACAATCATGGCATGACGGCTGCAAGGTCAACGTGCACATATCCGGCCGCACAGGTCCGCAAGGCATCATAAAGGCATTGCCAAGATTATCACCCGAGGCACGCAATCTCATCACCATAGAGAACGACGAGATGGGCTGGGGGTTGGACGCCACGCTAAAACTAGAAAAGCACGTGGCACTGGTATTGGACATACATCATCATCTCATACGCGATGAGGAACACATACAACCCAACGATGACAGAGTGAAACGAGTGATCGATAGTTGGCGTGGCGTGAGACCCACTTTGCACTACAGTTATTTCAGGGACGAGGCATTGTTGCCCGCATTCAGTGCGTTTCCTGCTCTGATGCACGGCAGTCTCCATGATATCAAGGTATTGCTTTCGTTTGGTTGCAAGAAGCAAAAGCTCAGGGCACACAGCGACCTGTTTCCAAATAGGGACAGCAACGCCTGGGCATTGAGCTTCCATGACAATTTTGACATACAAACAGAAGCCAAGGGCAAGAACATCGCCGCGCAGGAACTGTACGAGCAGTCATTGAGATAGCGATAAATATCGCTATGTCAATCATGAGGCAATACATCGACATAGTGGAATCTAGGAGCAGGCCCAAGAAATTGGTGCTGGAGAAACTGCCCTACAAAACAGCAGACCTGTCGCCTGTACTGACCAAGGAAAACGTTGAATACCACTACAACGTGTTGAGCAATGGCTATGTCACGAGGTACAACGATGGCGAGGGCGATCCCGATTTCAATTACGGCGGATCCATGTTGCACAACATATTCTGGCAGCAGTTGCAGGCGCCCAAAGGATCCAACAAGCCAGCGGGAGCTATCAAGGAACTGATAGAACAGAAACACAAATCATTCGATGCGTTCTTGGATGCAGTGATCGTCAAGAGCATGAGCATACAGGGATCTGGTTGGGTTTATCTTTCCAAATTGGGAGAGATCAAGACCACACCCAATCAATCCTACAGAACTGACATACTGATGCCCATCGACATGTGGGAGCATTCTTTTATGGATTATATGCCCGCCAAGGACGCCAAGAAACGGTACATTACCGCGATGATGCGCCTAATAAATTGGTCCGTTATCAACGATCGGTTGAATAACAAAGGTTAATATTTTATAATTGAATGATGTTTAAGAAAAAAAGACGCAAAAAGTCTGGTTATCTACAGAAATTCCGACACAACATTGACCTCAACAGTTATGGCGTGGACGGTGATCTCATAGAATGGTGCAAGAGGCGCAGTCAGGGTTCGTGGGGTTGGTGGTTCTGGACGCACCCGGACTGGCACAACTTTGCCTATGACACCTATGACGAGCGGGCCTATGGAAAGAACAGGGCCTACATGAGCTTCCAGTTCAAGCGAGACGCACTGCGTTTCTGGTTCTGGTGGCAGCGCAAGGAGGGTTATGAAAATAAAAGATAAAATTACTCAGTGGGCCAACAATCTAAAACCTCTATCCGGCACGGATCGATTGGAACACATCATAGAACTGGGCAGGAAACTGCCGCCCTTGGCTGACAAGTTCAAAATAGATAGTTTCAAAATACACGGCTGTGCCAGCAATCTCTGGCTGGTGCCAAAGTTCGAGAAGAGCACCATGTTGTTGTCAGCTGACGCGGACGCATTCATCACACGGGGCACTGCCTACATGGTGCTGGACATCCTTAACGGCCAGCGCTACGCCAGCCTCAAGAAGATCAAGCGGGAGGACTTCGCACCCCTGGGCATGGCGGAGCTGCTCAGCGTGCAGCGGCAGAATGGCCTGGGACTGCTGATCACGACCATCAAGCGCTACGCGGAAACTAGATAATTATCGATATGGAATGGTTTGAATTGACAGAATCGGCAAAGAGACAGATGAGCAATCTCTTGGTAAAAAATCCCGACCGGTACGCTGTGAGCTTAGCAGTGCTGGGCGGTGGCTGCGCGGGTTTCAAGTACGACTGGGGCTTCGTGGACAGCGCTGAACAGGTCAACAAGGATGACGTTATGATCGAGTGGGCGGATGGCAGGTTCGTTGTGGACTCTACCAGCATGCTTTACGTCGCAGGAACCAAGATCGACTGGCGAGAGGAAGTTTTCGGTTCGCAGTTTGAGATCACCAACCCGAATGCTACGGGCGGCTGCGGATGTGGAGAGAGCTTCTCGGCATAATACAATGGACACAGCATTCATAATAGGCAACGGCGAGAGCCGCTTGATGTATCCCATAAAAAATCTCAAGGGACATGGCCGGATATACGGCTGCAACGCAATCTACAGAGATCATCCCGACCTGTGCGACCACATTGTGGCATCAGACCCCACCATGTGTCAGGAACTGGTGGATGCAAAAAAATCAAACAAATTATCATTACATACGGATCTCATAGGACCCGACCAGTTGCCCACCTGGAACTATGTGCTGCCCGATGATCGGGAGAGCGACCATCCCAGAGACAACAACTTCTACAGATTCTGGATAGGCGGTGACTACAAGACCGGCAAGATCAAGACCAGGGATTTCAGCCTGGCCAAAGGCAGCGGGTGCTCGGCAGTGCTGCACGCCGCGGAGGCGGGCTACAGGAACATATTATTGCTAGGATTTGACATCATAGGCGCCCGGCAGTGGGAGCAGAAGACCGAGACAGTGAGCAGGGAGCAGAACAACGTGTACAAGAACACGCAGAACTATCCCGACCGCAGGGCCATGAAGGCCTATCTCAAGCACGAATGGTTCTATCAGCTGACGCAGACCTTCCGCAGGTTCAGGCACACCAATTTCTACTACATCAACAGGCAGGAATATCTGGACAGCAATCCCCTGCTGCCGGTGTATTTCGGCTACGCCCACGGCAACATCAGGTCCGGCATCTATGCCGACCTAAAGAGGTGGCTGGATGGCAATAGGCAGCAGATCAAATGGGTGAAATATCGGGTCAGGCAGTAGTGTCCGTGCCTATGGGCCGATCGCTGCTGGCGTCGGTGCGATAGATACGACGCATTTTCACTCCCACTTTTTGCGCGAATCTCTTGGAGTCGCAATAGCTGCACACGTGCTTGTAGTCATTGGTGGCTCTATCCACGGCCACCCGGCTCTTGGGGCGCAGGAAGGTGATGCCGCAGCAGTCGCAACGGAAAACGTACAATGTGTTCTTTCTCTTGAAGGTGTGATATACGCCCAGTTTGCTCTGGCGCTCGTAAAGTCGGAGTGTTTTCAGTGTTTCTATGAACATGATATCCTCTAGAATATTTAATAAATACATGCAGATCATTATATGAGCAGACTCACAATTGACACAGGAACAGCAGGAAATCCAGCCACGGGCGACAGCCTGCGCGGAGCATTCACCAAGGTCAACAGCAATTTTGAAGAGATATATCAGTTGGTTGGGGATGGACCCACGGGACTTTTGACCACTTCCATCACCAACGGAGACATCAAAATACAGCCAAATGGCACGGGCAACGTGGAGATTGACCTGCTGCAGGTATCGGACACCACCATCACGCCGTTGGCCACCAACGCTGGCCTTACACTGGCCGTGAATGGAACCGGACAGGTGGTAGTGGCAGATGACAGGATCGTCATCAACACCAGCAAAACTGCCACCGGCATCGGAGAATCAGGAGACGTGGCGGGGTCGATATCATGGGATGGAACCAATCTCTACGTGTGCACCGCCAATTATGATGGCTCCACAGCGGTGTGGAAGAAACTAGTATTACAGGCGATATAAAATGGCACGACTTAATATAAACGTAGGAACCAACGCAAACGACGGCACGGGAGATGATCTTCGCACAGCGATGCAGAAGATCAACACCAATTTCACGGAATTGTACGCAGAAACATCCGCAGACAGCGGCATCAGTTTCTCCGGCAAC